CGCCGGGATAGCGCGCGGTCGGCACCCCAATATCCGTAAGAACGGACCAGCCCGCTAGGTGGCGCCTAAGGATGCAGCCGCCCTAGCTATTATCAGCAGGTGCTTCCTTCGGTTGAGGTGAATGTTTACCCCACACATTAGAGACTGACTTGAGCCTGCCTTAATGCCCCCGTGGGGATGGCAGAGTGATCTGCCGTATGACTACGTCCGGTGATCAACCCGGACGGCCTAGCGAGCTAGGTCTTGAGTTGCCCGGCTTGCTCGCCTCAACCGACCCACCTAGGAGGCGACCTAGGCTACCACTGAGTGGTTTCGCCGTTCGGCTCATCAGGCTACTTCAAATGAAGTGGTGGGCATTGGACCCCAACTCTACCGGGCTTGGGGGCGTGAGCCTCGTGAGCGTCTTGCAGACGCAATTCTAACTATTAACAAAAACGTTTAACCGACGCGCGCCCATCTGTCAAGCGGCTATTGATCGGTTTCTCTGGAGGGCGGCTTCCAAGCTGCCATCGTATCGGGGTCAATCCCCGGTATGGCATCCGGCACCCAATCTATCGGTGGCCGCTGCATGGTCAAACCATCAACCGGCTCGCTTGTTTCGGCCACTTCACGCATGAAGCCCACCCAGCGCTTCAACTGGCCCCGGCTTGGCCACACTGGTGGGATGACCGACATTTCGTCATGCACGGCTGATCCGCCTGCGCGCCCGTTCGCCTTTTCGTCATAGTCGAGCCACCACTGGATGGTGTCGGCAATGTAACCCACCATCTCGTTGGCGTTAGCCTGCTCAGCCATCACACACCCTCCTTCATCCAAACCGTTCCCGAAATTGAGCCAGCGCCAAGTCTGCGCACTGGCCCGCCTGTTGAATATCCACAGTGCGCGCCATCGCACCCGCCATAAACAACGCCCAAGCCATGGCACCGCCCTCGCCCTCAAGCGCTTCAGCAATCCGCCCCTTTGCTGCCATACGGCGCTCTTCCGCGCGCTCTTCATCAGTCATATTCCATATCCTTTCCATTTCTGCGCGGGATGTCCGAGCATCCTTGCGAGCCTCTTCATATGCGGCCTTGCTGCCGTATCTGCGGCCCACTAGACCCCCTCCTTCATCGCCACATAATCCGCTACAAAGCACACAATCGTATGAGCCCTGTCCTGTGCTGAGCGAGTACCAAAGCCCAGCGATGATCCGGCAACGCCTGCGGGTTCACCCCAGCGGCACACGTTCTCGAAAATATCAAAATACGGAGACAGCACACCGCTGAAGTAACCCTTGATCCGGTGCAGATCCTCCCGTGCATCGATCTTGAGATGCGCGTTATGCTCAACCGATGACCCTCCCGAACTGCGCGCCTCATAGGTCGCCGTCACGCGCTGCTGTAGGCCTGCAAGCTCCCACAACCGGCGTACATGGTCGATAGACCGCTGTTGGCTGTCAGAGAGCCTTCCTGAGGCCCGCCATCGCATAACCGGGTCGTGATGGTTCACGATGCGCCGTTCGCCCTGATAGGTGCCCTTGGCGCGCTGCTCGTCGGTGATGACGGCTAACACGCTCTGGTCGTTTGCTACCAGGTCTGCATCCAGTATGCGCTGGAGCGGTCCCCGGGTGTCCTGCTTTTTCTTGCGTGCCTTGCCCATTACTAACCCCGTCCACTGAGTTGCCGCCAGCCCGTTACAAACCTTGCTGGAACTTCACCGTACCGTCCTTCTTTCCACCGCTTTCGCATGTCCTCATCCGTGATCCCGTTGGCGAGGTCTGCGAGAAACAGGGCATTTCCCTTGCCGACGCTAGGCCGCGCATTTGAAGGTGCTGTCGCGGAAGTCGAATGTGACATCCACCTCATCCTTCCTGCCCGGAAGGCCCATGCGAACCTTCGTCACGCGGATCGTCGCGCGGTTCTCTTTCGGGTTGGCGCGGTGATAGGTCAGGCCATAATCCGCCTTGTTAGCGAAGTTGGCGGAGCCAGAAATGTCATACAGTCCGGGTATCTTGCTGACGCCCATCTGCGGCTTGGTGGGATGCGCCACCAGCCAGAACGCAACGTCATTCTGCTTGGCAAAGCGCTTGATCGCCCGGATGGCCCGCCCGATGTAATCAGTCTCGGTCTCGTCCCGCCGGCGCTTGTGCTCCAGCTCATTCCAGGGATCGAGAACGATCATCTTGGCCCCATGGCGAACCACAGCGATGCGGGCGAGGCGAAGGAACTCTTCAAGGTCCATCTCCATGTCCTCGTCAACCGACTGGCTGATCACAGTCAGGCGCTGCTCGATAAGGCGGTCAACGTCGGCCAAGTCCTCCTTGGCGAGGTCATTCTGGTCGCATCGCAAGAGCGACTTGCGCAGCCCGTCGATCAGGATCGGCTTCACCTCCGTCTCGAAGCTGGCGAGGCACACCGGGAAGTTGTGGTTGATGCAGTGGGCGATGATGGCGTTCATCAAGCTCGATTTGCCCATGTTGCTGTAGCCGGTCAGGACAGTCAGCGTTCCGGGCACGATGTGAACCATGTCATGCAGCGGAGCGATGCCGATGGGATACGCCCTCACCTCTCCCCGCTCGGGGAAATCGCTCGGCTTGTAGAGGCCCTTCACCGGGTACGGCTTGGCGGTCAGGATGCAGTCCATAACCCGCTCAGGGCCGTATTCTTTCAAGACCTCGTTCAGATCCTTGCAGGGGAACGGGTACTCAATGAAGCGGCAGCGATCAGCGCCAAGCAAGGCCACCAGATCGGCGGCGAGATTGAACCCTGCCTGGTCGTTATCCGCGGCGATCACAAATTCCCGGACGCTGGAAAGCGCATCCGCGTGACGATCTACCCATTCATACCGCTTCGCTGTCTCGATGTCCGCTGTCGGCTTGCCTGGCGCACCGTTCGGAACCGACACGGCGTAGAGACAGCCCGACTGAATCGCCGCTATGGCATCCCACTCCCCCTCGGTGATGACCAACGGAGCTTGCCCGTTGCGGACCTTGGGATCGCTCAGGCAATCGACGTTCCAAAGCACAAGCGGCGCTTCGGGGTCCATGTAGTGACCCTTCTCCGAGGTCAGCCGGTACTTGTGATTGACTGCCACTCCATCCTCTAGGTACGGGATTGCTATCCACGCTTTGCCAAAGCGCATTTCCGTTTTGAGGCCGAGCTTCTCGGCAAGAACGGGATCGAGATTTCGCGATTCGATCCATTGCTGGTGTTTTTCGTGCAGTCCCATTTTCCGATCCCGTCCATCCGCAATTGTGGCAGTTCCAGACCCATCCATCCGCGTCCTTCGTGACGCTCAGGCATCGATCCCGCTTGTTCTTCCGCTGGTGTGAGCATTCCGGGCAGGTGTGTTTGCCCGTCTTGGTAGGGAGCCATGTCACCAGACTTCTCCCGCCGCCGTTTGACTGGCCTGGCCTTTGCGCAGAATCCCGATGACGTACGCCGTCCTGTCCGGTGGCTGCCGGGTCATCAGCATTGCATCCGTGATGGCCGCAGCAACAGCGGTCTGCCCATACTGCCCTGCCAGTTTGCCAATCAGCGATGATTTGGATGCGCCGAGATACCCCCGAGCCGAGTCCCAAAACTGTTTTCCAGGATCGTCATCAGCGCAGTTAGATTTATCTAACTGAATACTCTGGCTTCTGGCTTCTGGTAAAAGGCTAGGATTTTGCTCTAGCAGGGCTGGCTCGGTTTGGTTGTTTTCATTGGCCTTTTCCGAGTTCTCGGCTTTTTTATGTCCACCTTTCGAACCGTTTTCAGCGAGTTTTCGTCTCGTTTTCGCGTCGTTTTCAATCTCTTTTTCGGCGCGAGAATTGGAAAGATGACCATCGGCGGCAACCAATTTGCCCTTGGCAATGAGCACTTCGCGAAGGCTCCGCCACTTGCGGATCGAGCATCCCATATAGCCGGCGAGAAGGCGCTCATTGTCCATGATGGGGCCTCCCCGATCATATATCAGATCCAGGACGGTCTGGTATGCGCCGCGCTCTTCCAGGGTGAGTGAAAGCATCCCTGCAAGGGCGTCAGAGTGATACCGGCGGTGCCACGGATTGGCGCTCATTCCATGGCCTCGAATGTCAACAGGAACCGCGCATAGGCAGTGTCCTGGATGGCTTTGAAATACTTGTTCTCGGTCAGGCCGGGATTGATCTGGCAGGCCAGTTGCGTGGCGCGATATGCCTGATAGGCTTCCTCAACTTCGGCGCTGTCGATGCGATAGGTGGGGATGGTCGGATTGCTCATGAGCGCACCTCGATCTCGAACCGCCCGTCGCGTTCCTTGGCAATCTCCACCAGCGGGGCGGAGAAGCAGTTGTCGTTCGCACCGATTGCGTCGGCTATCCCGTCTAGAAACGCCTTGCAGGATGCGACAACTCCATCCCGATCTGGAACCGGCCCGTAACGCTTGGGGAAGATGCGAATGGTGATCGCCAGCGTAGAGCCGTCATGGCGGTATCCAGGGGCCGCGACACCGAGCGTGGCTATCTTGGCCCACTCGCGATGCTTCTTCGTCTCACGGGCCTTTATAGCCCAATGACCGCGGCCGTTTGGCCAAAGAATTTTGTCGGGATAGGGCAACTCTATAAGCACGCAACCCTCCGCGAATGACCGCAGCCGATGTCAGCCCTGACCCCGCAAAATCCACATGGATCGCGTTTCACGCGCCGCGCATCCGCCGTTGCGTCACGAGCATGGATCGCAAGGACCGCATCGGACGGCCCCTTATCGCGCGGGGGCAAGTAGTAGGATCGGCTCCATATCAACTCGCCCTGCCCGTAGGATGCGAGCATCTGGCGTGGATAGGTCCGCCCTTCCCCACGTGCGCGCTGCATCGATCGCAGAAGCCAGTCGCTTCCCCGGGCCATATGCTCTTCGTGGGCGAGATCAGCGGTGATGATGTCGCCGCTCATGCCGCCTTCCCCGTAACCACAGTGAACTTGGCGCGAAGCTTCTCATCTTCGCAGTCGCTGAACCGGACGTTGACGCAGCGGCTACAATATCCTGACATGTTAGTTTCGCTGAGCAGGGCGCTACAGGACCGGCAGAACTGGCCGCGTAGTTCCCGAACGCGCGTCCTATGCGCATGCATTGCAGCGCGCTGGCAAATGCGGCATTTCCGCTTCCTGCCCGCGTAATACATTGATGCATCAGTGTAGACGTGCCCGGCTGAACATCGGTCGCGGACGACAAATTGATTAATCCCGCGCCTTGTGTTCTCGCCAGCGGTTACCGCTTCCAGATGCTCGGGGTTTTGACAGGACCGATTGCGGCAAAGGTGGTCGATAACCAATCCTTTCTGAATTGGTCCGATCAAATTCGCGTAACTCGCCCGATGCACTCCGATTGTTTTGGTGGGGTCCCCGAAAAGCCTGGGAAGCCTCCATTGAGCGTAACCCTTTTTGTTTGTGGACAGATTCCACAGCCAGCAGGGCGTGATGTATCCTGCGTCCACCTTGTCAACACGCGGCGTAAGCCATTCGATGAATGAGCCGTCCTTAAAGGGGCTTTGGCCTTTGATCATGCCACAGCCCTCAATTTGCCAAGTTGTGCATCAATCGCATCCCGCGCCGCCTCAAGGTGGCTGCGGTTGTCGCGAACTTCGGATGGCTTGATTTCGCCGTCTTCCAGTGCCTTCGCCAAACGGGCGGCGGCATCGAGAACGGCGGTCAGTGCGGAATGATCGCAGACTTTGCCGGGGCGGCTGTCCTCACACAGGCGGTCAAAGTAGCCGGTGAACCTGCCGTTCCATTCCCGCTTGCCCCGCCCGTATGTCACCGCGTTCATGGTGGCGGTGCCCTCGGCATACTTGGCTGCCTGATCGTCACTGACACCCAGCACAGCGCCGATGTCAGCCCATGTCAGGCCGTCTTGAGCCTTGATCTCGTGCAGGGCGCGGCCCAGAGCCTCAAGCGCGTTCAAAGCGGAATAGGCCGGACGTTTCCCGGCGACTGTCGGCGCGGTCATCAGTTAGAACCTTCGTCATGGAAAGGAGATTGATCAGTGGCGACCGGGTGCGCTTTGGGGGCTTCCCGGTCGCCCCGAACCTGAGAGGGAGTCACAGGGTCGGAATTAGAGTGATGAAAACCGTTGCGGTCCTGGAAACCATACGGTGCGCGGCGCACCAGCCACGAGAACACGCCAAGGCTCACAGCCGATATGGCAAGCCAGATGAGAAGAAATGCCCAGCCCCCCATGTCCCCCTAGCTCCCGCTATCAGAAGGTGGAGGGGGGAGAGGCATCCATTTGGTCGCGCGATAAAAACCCGTGCCGCCGCTCTTGAAATCCTGCATGTCGACCGAGACAATATCGATATCGTAAATCCACGAGCCTTTGTCGTAGACAATGATGCGGGTCCCATCCATCGGCGCGGTGCTGATCGGTTGCCAGTCCGCGTGGTTGGCCTTGCCGCCATGATCCTGACGAGGGGTCATGCTGCCCACCGCAATTCATGGTTACCCGCGCGTAGGGAATTGACACGGCGCGACAGCGGGTCGGATACTGCTCCCCGGAGACTAGGGAGAGCCAAATGGCGCTTGAGCATATTACGAATTTTCCGACACTTGAGCGGGTCGGAGCCAACATGGTGCGCATCGTCGTTGAGTCTGACGATCATGTCTGCAACCTGTGTTGGGAGATCGAACGATTTGAGGCGTGGCTTGACTACGCGAACGCACAAGTCACCACGCTCAAGCTCCACAAGGGAGCTAAGGTCCAAAGCATCAGATGACGCAGTCATGACGTTCTTGCGTCCGCTACGACGTGAGAAAGCTTGGCCGCATTCAGCTTGCCGTCCGTGGCCCGCTCTAGTTTCAGGGCGAGCTCGGGCGGCCACTCAGTCGATTTACGCAATTGCGACAAGCGACTTTTGGAAATGCCCATCTCCACGCTAAGCGAGGTCAGCGACTTTGAGCCAGGCTTGTTGAGGTATGTGTCCAATGTCATGCCTTCCGGTTTAGTATATCTAAACGCGGATTGCAATGGTCGTTTAGCTGATCGAAACGACTTTTCTTTCGGCCCCCTTTATGATTGTGGGATGGCTGAACCAAAGCATGACTGGTACATCGCGCAGTGGCTAAAGCACGCCGACCGCAAGCAATCCGACGTGGTCAATGACCTCGGATGGAACAAGGCGAAGATCAGCCTGATGGCTCGGGGGAAACAACCCTATGATCGAGACGCGATCAATGAGCTCGCTGCCTATCTGCACGTGGAGCCGTTCGAGCTCCTGCTTCCGCCTGAGCGAGCAATGGCTATACGCCAGTATCGTGCCAGCGCCGAACAAGTGGTAAAACTTACTAGCGATGCCGACGCTAATGATGCACGGAAGACCGGCACGCACGATTGAGGGGGTTATGGAGACGAAACGGTATTGGGCCACGATGCTCAAGCAAACGCTGCTAGCTTTGGCAGTCTCCAGCCTTCTTGCGGTGCTTCTTGATCGGATATGGAATGAGCCATCGGACAGAGATCCGCTGTTCGCAATTATCTTGGGGCCCATCGTCTATCTTTTCGTGACGACATGCATTGCCATTGTCCATGGCATATCCGGGGCCCTGCACCTTTGGTTGTTTCTCAACACCGATGTCAGTGATGGCGTGCTGGATAATCTTCGCCGCAGCAAGATCGCCCCGCCCGGTGATGGCGACCGGAAAAATATGGAGTATCTGGAGGACCTGGCCGCAGATGATACGGCCCTGATTGATGATCGGCTGAAGGCGGCCACGCTGCTTGGCTCATACTCGGCAATCATCCAGCGTTCTGGGCTATTTAGGGGCCTAGCAATACGGCGCGCCGTGGACGATGCCATGCTCCGCTACCATCGGGAATCACCTCATAAGGTCTGCTGACCCCTCACCGGTTTGAGGCACGGTCAAAATTCTCGTTTCGATTTTCTAAACAAAAAGCTTGCGGATCGCGTTTAGCTGGTCTAAACACTCTCCATCAGCCCAACAGGCTTTTGGAGGAGATACGCGGTGCAGCTTAGTGAACTTCTTGACAGGTGGGATAGCAACGAGGGCAAGCCCTACAAGGGCTCGCTGATTGATTGGGATGCTTACGAGGGCGCTGGCGGCGATGGCGTAACCCCGCCGTCCGATCTCGGGTGCGCATGCGCTCAGGGCCAAGTCCTTATCGCAGTTGGTGGCTGGGAGCCGTCAAAGCTCCGCGACACCGCGCAATCGAAGGCTGACGCCGAAACCGCCAAGCTCCTGAACATCAGCCGCGCCCATGCGATCTTGCTGCGCAACGTCAATGACAGCATCGACGGCGCGCCCTCCATCGTTCTGACCGATCCCGGCAAGGTGCTGGGTGACCAGTGGAGCAAGCTGCTCGATTTCTGGTGGCACATGGACCAGATGACGGCGGGCCAGTGGGACGCTGCTGGGGCCGCTGCTAGGGACGCTGCTGGGGCCGCTGCTAGGGCCGCTGCTTGGGACGCTGCTTGGGCCGCTGCTTGGGACGCTGCTTGGGCCGCTGCTAGGGACGCTGCTAGGGCCGCTGCTTGGGCCGCTGGTAGGGCCGCTGCTTGGGCCGCTGCTAGGGCCGCTGCTGGGGACGCTGCTTGGGCCGCTGCTAGGGACGCTGCTGGGGCCGCTGCTTGGGAAATCCAGGGCGGTGAACTCCACCGCAACGCGGGTCGCCCGTTCTTCTTCCTGCCGCTGTTCGGTTTCCAGACGCCCGATGACATTCCGGCGCGTCCTGCAAACTACGGAGAAGTCGCATGACCCTCACCGAAACCCAGCGCATAGATCTGGTTATAGCCGAGCTTAACGCGCTCAAGGCTGCCATAGATAGCGGGGATGCTTTCGAGCAGTACCGCCGCACCTATTGGGCTGCGAAGTCTGTTGGCCATCTCTTTCAGGACGATGATCTGTTGGCTGTTGCTGACAGTGCCGCCACGGAACTTGAGCGGGAATACCGCTGGGACGTGGAAGACGATCGCCCTGCCCTTCGGGAGGCAGTGTGATGCGCGCCCGCCAGACAGCCAACTGCCTTCGCTCTGCCGAGCAAGGACTGTATTTCAGCCTCCTTCCCGACCGTAGCGAGGAACTGGCTGATGAAGCCTTTCTCGCCATGGCAAAGCTCAGGGACAGGCTTGTTCTGAGTGGCCGAACGGAAGCTGCCGAGCAGGTCGATCTCGCAAGCTACCGCCTGAAGCAGGCATGCAAGCTTTTCGTGAAGGAGAGAGCCAATGTCTGAGGACTGGTTCGAAATCGCTTACATCAACTTCGAAAAGGCCATTCTCCACGGTCGCCGCAAGGATCAGACCGAAGTCGAGATTGTCCTGACCGAAGAGCAAAAGCGCGCCGTTGAGGATCTGAACTTCAAGCATGAGATGGCGATACAGAAGCTCTTGCGGGGTTGGGCCAATGGTTAAGCCCATCCTGGAACAGCTCGTAGGGTTCATCATGCTCATGGCTGGTGGTGCTTCGGTTGTGGTCCTGATTGCGGGGATCGGATGATGATCAGCACATGGCGCTCAAGCAAGCCGGATCATTGGGTTTCACCCCGTCCCTACCGCGATCCGAGCCTTCGCCTTCATCACTACGGCCCCATCCTGCCGATGGAAGAGCCGCGTCGTCCCTTCTGGAAAAGGATCTGGAAATGAACGCTGTTACCAAAACGCAGGCAACGCCGCCCGCAGAATATGGCGCGAGCCTCATGGACGTGATCGCCCGTGCCGCCAGTGATCCCAGCGTGGACATCGATAAGATGGAGCGCCTGATCGCGATGCAGGAGCGTGTGCAGGCAAATCAGGCCAAGGTCGATTTCACTGCCGCCAAGGTGACGATGCAGCCCTATATCCCCGCCATCGACATGCGCGGCCGCATCACCATCCGCGACAAGAGTGATCAGAGCAAGATTATTCAGGAAACCGCGTTTGCGCGCTTTGAGGACATTCATCAGGCAGTGATGCCAGTGCTGACTAGCCACGGCTTCGACCTGTCGTTCCGCAATGGCCTGTCACCTGATGGCAAGGTGCGCGTGACGACGATACTGTCTCACATCGGAGGGCACTCGGAGGAAACCTATTTTGACCTGCCCCATGACAGTAGCGGGAGCAAGAACGCCGTCCAGGCGGTCGGGTCCAGCACATCTTACGCCAAGCGCTACGGCATTCTGTCCATCCTGAATATCCGGGTGGCCGGTGAGGATGACGACGCGAACACCGCCATTCCCATTCAGCCGATTTCGGTGAAGCAGTATGATGAGCTGCAAAAGCTTATCACGTCCACGCAGAGCGACACGGAGCGGTTTGAGCAATATCTGGCTGGCGCGGGCAAGATCAAACCGGACGAGCGCCTAGAGGACCTTCCTGCCGAGCATTTCCTGTTCGCCAAAGACTGTCTGATGCTGAAGGCGGGCAAGAAGGAGCCCGCGCAGTGATCCATATCCACGAAATGGCTCAGGGATCGCCAGAGTGGCTCGCCGCCCGGCTCGGCATTCCCACCGCATCCGAGTTCGCTACCATCCTGGCAAATGGTAAAGGTGGGGCTCCAAGCAAGACGAGGCAGACATATCTCTACAAGCTGGCGGGCGAATTGCTCACGGGCGAGCCGATGGCAAGTTTCAGCAATGGCCACACGGAACGCGGTCACGCGATGGAGCCAGAGGCAAGACAGTTCTACGCCTTCATGCACGATGTGGAGCCCAAACTGGTCGGTTTCATCACGAACGGCCCCAAGGGGTGTAGCCCAGATAGTCTGATTGCCGGCGATGGCATGTTGGAGATCAAGACGAAGCTCCCGCATCTGATGATTGCCGCGCACGAACACGGCGGCTTTCCCCCTGACCACATGGCGCAGTGCCAAGGCCAGCTTTGGGTGGCTGAGCGCGAATGGGTCGATCTCATTTGCTACTGGCCCCGCATGCAGCCGCTCATCGTCCGCGCCTACCGCGACGAAGAATACATTCAGAAGCTCGCCGGTGCCGTGGACCAGTTCAATGATGAGCTGGCGGCGCTGGTCGAGAAATATTCACCCTTACGAAAGGCAGCATAATGGCCTTCCTATCAGAAACCGAGGCAGCGCGTTTCGCAGCAAAGACCCGATGGGAAGGCAAATGTCTCATCTGGACGGGGTGCAGGAACAGCGACGGCTACGGCAAGCTCACTGTCCGAAACCACCAGTACCGAGCGCATCGCCTCGCATACATGGATGCTTGGGGCGGAATCCCGGCAGGGCAAGTTGTCCGCCATACCTGCGACACGCCTTCCTGTGTGAACCCCAAACATCTCGTTCTTGGAAGCGACGCAGACAACGCTCGCGACAAAGCCGTCCGAGGTCGAGCGCCGGCAAAGATCAGCGCAGCACAGGTTCGTGCCATTCGCGGCGATCCGCGTGTCATGCGCGAGATTGCCGCTGACCACGGGGTCAGCGCCGCGAACGTCTGCCTTATAAAGTCCGGCCAGCGCCGGCAGCACATAGGAGGTTAATTTGGCCGGCTCAGTCAACAAAGTGATCATCATCGGCCGGCTTGGTGCCGATCCTGAAACGCGAACCTTCCAAAATGGAGGTAAGGTTTGCAACCTGCGCCTTGCGACCTCGGAAAGCTGGAAAGACAAAAACACAGGCGAGAAGAACGAGCGCACCGAATGGCACACCGTTGCCATTTTCGGAGACGGCTTGGCGGGGGTTGCCGAGCGCTATCTCCGCAAGGGTTCGAGCGTCTATGTCGAAGGTCAACTCCGTACTCGCAAGTGGCAGGACCAGAGCGGCGCCGACCGCTACTCCACTGAGGTGGTACTGCAGGGGCCTGGCGCGGTTCTAACGATGCTCGACGGGCCTCAGGGCAACGCCCAGCGCCGCGAGCCAGATGGCGCTCAGGGCCACACTCAACAGCAGGAACCGGCGTTTGAAGACGGGGGAGACATCCCGTTCATCACCGATCGATCGATTTACTAGTTCCACGGGGCGGCCGGGCACCTAATAAGGCCCGGCCGGTTATTCAAATGCCATTCTACACCGGCCCACGTCACAAGAAAGCCAAGGACCCGGCGGGCAAGCGGTGCGAACCGTATCTGCGCTGGCTGCGGACCCGCGAGTGCATTCTGTCCCATACTGGCGAATGTCAGGGGAAGGTGCGCGCCTGTCATTGGGATCAGGCTGGCGACAAGGGAATGGCGACGAAAGTCAGCGATAAATTCTCGCTGGCGATGTGCGACGAACACCACCGGATTCAGACCGATGTGATGGGCTGGCCCAAGTTCCAGATCCACTACAAGTTCAGCGCCGAAGAGGCCTGCGCGGCATTCTGGAAGGCTTTTCCGCGTCACCTCGAATGGGACAAAGCAGCATGAACGCCATAGCAATTCCTGGAACGCTCGATCGCGCAATCCACGAAGCCGAAGAGCTTTTCGTCAGCGCCGGGGAAGCCAAGGTCAAAGCCGAGGCCATGGACATGCGCCGCAAGCGCGTTCGGGCAACGCTGTTCGTCAAATACAAGGCGGATGGAAATGCGGCTGGTGCCAGCGAGCAGATGGCCGAAGCAGACCCCGTCTATGAACTCGCCTGCGCGGATTGGGAGGCAGCGGCAATGGATGCCGAGCGCCTTCGTGCCCAAGCGGAAGCCAAGAGAATGCGCTTTGATGCTTGGCGGACAGCCAATGCGACCCAGCGCGCCCAAATGAACTTGCGATAGGAGATTATTATGAAGCAGTATTTTGCAGCCGCCGTCGTAGCAACAATGCTTTCTGGTTGCGGCATGGTCGCGCCTGACGCTGGCCAAGAGGCAGTTCTGGTCCAGAAGCCCTATTTCTTCGGGCATGGTGGTGTCGTTGATGAGCCAATCACTACGGGCCGCAGCTTCATCGCGCTCTCCACACAGGAGATCTACGTCGATGTTAAGCCGGTTCAATGGGACATTCCATTCAATGACCTGATGACCAAGGATGGCGTACCCATCCACTTCGACGCCGCCGCTGTCGTGCAGGTGACTGACAGCGTCAAGCTGATCGAGAGATTCGGAACCAACTGGTTTGCAAACAACCTCGAAACTGTGATCCGCAACAAGGTTCGCCAAGCCGTTCGGAAGCACGGCATGAATGAGGTTGCGATTGATACGGTCGCCATTGATGCAGTCGATGCTGAAGTTGCCAGCGGTGTGCGGGATTATCTCAAGGCCTCCGGCCTTCCTGTGCGCCTCGTGCGTTTCACGGTCGGTAAGGCCAACCCGCCTGACAGCATCAAGACCCAGCGCGTTGCCACGGCTCGCGAGGAACAGCGGCAGAAGACCGAGGATATGTCGCAGAAGGCGGAAGTGGCGCGCAAGGCTGCCGAACAGGCCCGCGCCGAAGCTGACAACGCCTACCGCCAGCAGATGAGCCTGAGCCCTGAGCAGTTTGTGAAGCTCCAGGAAATCAGCATGATTGAGAAGGTCTGCGTCAACGGTGGATGCACCTTCGTGAACGGTAACGCCATGCCAATTATCGGTGGGCGGTGAGGAATACGGCGCCCGTCATGGCGTACAGTTTGGAGACGAATGATGGCCAGCATCGCTGAATGCAGAGCCCGACTTGACGCAGCTTACGGACACCCGGTGTCACAGGATTTCGTGGAGACCTTCCACCGGATCAGCCAGCGGGTCGAGCAATTCGAGCGCGAAGAGGCGGAGAAGCTGACAGCCCTCCTGTGGTGCCGAGCGAATGGAAACCCTCACGTTGGAGAAACAGCATGACCAGCGCATCGCCCAAAACCAGTCCGACACAGGACACTAAAGCCACCCCTGACCTTGTTGCGCGGGCGGAAGCCATAGCAACAGATATCATTGCCTCCTGGGAAATATCACATCGTGGAATGGAATTTTCCATTGCACGAGAAGCGGCATGCGCTGGACTGGCTATGTCTGCCGACGCCCTATCTACCAAGGATGAAGAGATAGCTCGGCTGCGAGAGGCTTTGAGCGGGCTAGTGTCTGACGCTGAAAACGTGCTGGCCGCAATGGATCGCTACAACGAAGAGAACGGAACGCATATTGGAGGCGCACCCTTCTTTCGGCTTGGGCGCGGCATTCATTCCGCCCGCACAGCACTGGAGGGTCATAATGGATAGGGTAGAGCTAAAGCCGTGCCCGTTTTGCGGTGGCGACGCGGAAGGGTTTAGGCTTGCCAGAACCGGTGAGCCCAAGCTTGAGCAGGTGAGTGATGACAGTGGGGGTGGTTGGCGCGTGTCCTGTTATACCTGCCGCGGTGGCTTTTGGAACGGAGCGTATCTTACAGAGCAAGACGCCATCGCCGCATGGAACACCCGACAGGAGACGCCATGACCGCCCCGTTCTGGCCCCAATCAATGAAGCGCAAGACCGCAGCCGCGTATTGCGACGGAGGCGGAGAATGACGGTTCAGCCGATCACCTCCAAGTGGCGTCGGGCCATTCGCAACGATACAGGCATCAGCTTCACCAAAGAGCAATTGCGCGAACTGGGCGAATATGGCGTGCTGAAGTTCCTGCTTGAAATCGAGGCCGAAGAATTATGTCCCGTGACACATCCCCGCTCGTCGTCGGCGACTATTGGCTCGACAAGCGGCGAGACGGAAAGGCCCCGGACATCTGGCAAATCGCCACCGCGACAGGGCGGACCATTATCTATCGCAGCACTAAGTGCCGGGATGTAAATGCGGCCGGCGATGTCCTGCGCGCCCATGAGGCATTGCAGCGCTCCACGAAGCCGCAGCAGGTGGACGAAGCCGAGCTATTGCCCCACCTCTTCCACTATCTGCGCGAGCAAGGGCCGGACATCCACCGCCAGGATACAATCAAGAGCAGCTTCCGCGCATGGATCGGGTTTCTGATGCAGGACGAACTCACCACAGGCGCGAAGGTCGCCGACATCAATAAGGTGTCCGTTGATCGCTTCCGGCGCTGGCGCATGAAGCCCCACGGATGGGAAGTGGAATGGGGTGGGAAGGTTTTCCGCCACAAGAGCCAAGGCGTGTCAGGCGAGGCCGTGCAGCGCAATATCGAGGATCTGCGATCTGCCCTGAACCATGCCGAAGCAGCCGGGCGCATTCCGATGCGGCCGCGCATTCCGTCGGTGAACAAGAAACTGCGCTCACCTTCACGCAAGCACGTTTTCTCGGTCAAGCAGCTTGGCGCGATGATCGCCTATGCTGACCACGAGCCGGACGTGCAGCGTTGGCTCTGGCTGATGATCGGAACGATGGCGCGCCCAGATGCGGCGCTCGCGTTCAAGCCCGCCTCACAATGGCAGGGGAACGTCATAGACCTGCATCCTGAGGAAAACCCGCTCACGGACAAGCGCAATGCCGTAGTGCCCGCCATAGAGCCCCTGAAGGCAATTCTGGAGGCATGGCCGAAGGATGCGCCGGTTGTCAGGTCGCGCAAGCGCTGGTGGCGGACGATGCGCGCCAAGCTGGGCGTTCCTGTCACCCACGTCCCCAAGACGATTCGTCACACCGTGGCGAGCCATCTACGGGACAGCGGTGTACCTGGCGAGCAGATCAGCGCGCTGGCAGGCCACAAGGACCAAAGCGACACGCTGGAGCGGACGACAGAGCGCTACGCCCACGCAAACCCGCTGAAAATGAAGCCGACGATCCGCGCGCTGACCACGCTTTGGGCCTCTGTCGAGCGCGAAGCGGACAAATGGCGTGCTGACCATTTGCTGACCATAACGAAAGACCGAAACGTGATTATTGTTGCCCGCAAAGGCGGGAAGGTATAGGATTCAACAGTGTTTTGGATGGTGGGCGGTGAGGGGCTCGAACCCCCGACCCTCTCGGTGTAAACGAGAGAAAGCCATCTGAAACGCCTTTATTCCGTCAATCGGTGGAAGAACGGAGCGTGATTCAATGGCGAACAAATTAGACATCGCTGACCATTTGCTGGCCACATTCCGTGACGATTACGATTGGGGCGGGTGGGATGCTTGAGGAACCAAAGCCGTGCCCGTGGTGCAATCATCGCCCAGTGCTGGATGAAGAACTGAACCGCACCACAAGCGTCGGATGCTTTCGTGACGAATGCCCTGTTGGTCGCCGGGGTGTCTATGTCGAAGCGACAACGCCCTCCGAAGCCATCGCGGCATGGAACACCCGCGCCGATGCCGGCCCGTCTTCAAGTTAATGTGGGGTAAACTAAATGCCGCAGAAATCCGCCAATTCCAAGGGCTTCCAGAGCAAAACTGGCGCAACGGGATTCAATAGCATGGGTGTACCCCGGGAAAACCGGAGGCGGGCATGAGAATCGCCGCGCACCATATCAAGGGCACCAAGGAGAACGACTTCTCCGAGATGTTGCACCCCTCACCGGCATATGAACCAACCTGTGCATGGCCAGATGACTGCATGGTGCAATGGGGGAACGGACTAATCCCGGCGACACCGTTTTTCGAGGCATTCCCTGTCGGAACCTTTATCCGTGGTGAAGCGCCCACCATCGCGGAGGCCGAGCAGAAAGCGTTCGAGAAATACCAGCGCGACTTATCATGTGACCATATTTGGGGGCGCCAAAGGCCCGGGGGCAGTCTTTACACTAATGGTGCCGGGTGGTGCCGCAAGTGCGGTGGCTTCAGGGGGAAGATGTTCAAGCCCATTGTCGAGCTTGGCTATTTGCGCAAACCGCTCACCCGATGGGAGCGAGACTGGCTGGAGAATATGGAAACGGACCATGAGATGAATGCCCACATGGACCGCGTGTATCCAAATGAAATCAACGAACGCCTCAAAAGCCAGCGCCTCTTGCGCGTCCGCCTCAACCTATTCGGATGCGCCCAATGAACGGTTCCGAGGTCTCACGCATCCGAGGTGGGGTATGACAGAGGGAGATAGCCCTGTGACCGAAGTGGAACGAATAGCTGGGGGTCTGACGGAGGCTCAGCGCATCCTGATAAATGGCGACTACGATCCAGAATTTGCGCGCATTGAGGATGCCAGCAAGCTCGTTTCGCTTGGCCTTTGGTCGTGGGACGCCGGGAAATACGATCCCGAGAGCGAATACTACGACCTCACTGTAACGCCGCTCGGGCACGCAGTCCGTGAACACCTAATAGAGAAGGATGGGTGATGGAAAAGCAATACGAACCTGAACTCGGTCAGGCTGTGTTCGGGCAGCCTTCGCAGGAGTTTGCTGTCAGTGAGCTTTTGGAGGCCGCGCTCGGTCATATCCGAGAGGAACTTAACCGTGTCCTGTGGAACCGCCTACAGCAGGATTGTCGATCACCTTTTGACAACAGCAGTGCGCGGTTCGAGACAGAGGGTCTGTCGATCCACGCCTACGATTGGGGCGATGACGACCAGCCATGGAACCTCAAATGTGGAGACATTGAGATATCGTGGTATAAGTATATTGGCCGAGGGATGAGTGTCAACCGTGCCATGACGCCGGATGATATTGATCGGTTTCTGGAAAAGGCGATCAGCATCGTGCGCGCTTGCGACAGCCCCTCATTCGGAGATGAGGCCGACGCTGTAAACTTCACGTACCAGTGAAAATCCCCCGCGCCTATCAACTCCCCTTTGGAGCCATCCTTATGGGGTGTATATTGGCTTTGGTGTTTATAGCTAAGGTGGAGTGGTGGCCGTGAGTGAGTGGAGACCGATTGAGACTGCGCCGGCCAACGTCGCAGTTGACATTTGGGGGAGGTGCGGCCTGCAAGAGGGCTTCCGGCGCGATATGGGGCTGGCTCCGGAGTATCGCCGCACAAATTGCATCAAGCGTGGCGGCAAGTGGTATGAGCTAGAAGATCCGAGCGAGCCAATCCGCACGGAATTGGTAACCCACTGGATGCCCCTGCCAGATCCGCCATCAGACACCCACGTCACCATCCCCAAGATGCGCATGGGCCTTGTACCCAAGGATGAAGAACGGGGACAATATTAGGACGATGCCGTTCCGGCCCGCGCTGCCACCCTACGGGCTCAAAGCCTACGGCTTTTCGTGCCAGCATGGCATCGCTATCGCGACTTAGCCCAGTCCGCGGCCTCTTTGAGCCTGATCGTGTTATCGATCAAGATGTCAAAATCCTCACGTCCTAGCGCAACATACTCGGCATCTGGACAGGGGCCGTCAAGGCCTCCGGCAGTGGTGCTGGTGCCGGACAGATTGGTGCAGCCGGAACCACCTGGAGCGGTTTGTGGGCGCACCCGATTATTGGCTGCGTAACGAGCAGCAGCAGCGCGAGCATCCTTGCGCGCTTCGGCAAGCTTGGCATCGGATTCTTCCTTTCGTTTGGCATCCAGCGCTTCCTGTGCTGCCTTCTCGGCAAGGGCGCGTTTGGTGGCCTCTTCATTGGCGGTTTTCAGGCTTTGCAGGTCTATGCGGATCAGGGCGTTTTCACTCATCAGGCGATGGGCCTTGTCCCGCCATCCATCACCCCAGATGTAGAGGAGTAGACACGAGACGATGGCAAAGGCCGATACGCCAGCAAAGATTTTCGCCAAAAGCGGCGTGAAGATGTTGCCCATAGTGGCGGATTCCTGTATAAAATGCGGGCTGCGGCGGTGCTGAAGGAAGCACGGCGAGACTCAACTAAGCCCCCGACAATCCCGACGTGAGTTGAGCGCCGCCAGGGATTGATAAGGAAGTCGGTATCAAGCCCGGCCCGCAGCTTTCAGATCATCTTCCTGTAGGGTGCTATCTGGAAATGAGGATTGGCCTTGCAGCTTTCGCGTAGCTGGCCAGCAGTCTTTCTGAGGGCTTCATCCTGCGCGATATGCTCCCGTAGGAGGATGCACTGGACAGCGAAGGTGAGAGCTATTCCTAGGATAAGGCCCACCGCGAATTTCACAGCCCTGTCAGACAAAGACGGCGTTCGTCCTCGCGTCGGCGCTGGAGCCCCCGAATGACCTTGCCGCCCGCCCGGTTCCAGAGAAGCATGGCATCGCAGGCGCCCTTGAAGTTGCCCGCAGCGAAGCGCTTGGCGACAGTCGAGCGCCAATATGCACCCACTCCAATATTATAGGATAATGACGTGGCCGCGGCGAGCTGATAGGGGTGATCCTTCAAGGTCGGATTGCGTTCAAGGACGCTCTTGGCGTACTCTCCAAGACTGGCTTGCAGCATGGCGTCACACTCGGCCAGCGTATAGCGGCGCATCTCGACATTGGTCTGGCCGGTGCAGACCGTCCACACGCCAACTATGTCCTTATAGGGGTCGTTCGACTTGCCTTCCCACTTGGCGACCAGAGGTGCGGCAATAGCCAGCGCCCCGGCAATCGCGCCGGTGATGATCTTGGCCTTGCTCATATCTTCCTCGCAATCACACGGGCAGTCAGGATCAATTCCTCGCCCATGTCGAAGCCGGATTCCCCACGCTCAAGCCTGTCAGCGAACCGTCTCAGGAGCTTTGCAGCGGCAAGCGAATGATCGGGTGCTGCGTACTGTGTGAGCAGCAGGGGCTCGCCAAGGCCTACGGGAGCCTTCATCCTCATTCCTCCGACTGGGGGTCGGTGAGGTCCACCACAGGCACGAAGAATACAGCGCCTTCAAGGAACTGGTAGCCGGTGATTTCGTATTCCCGCTCGGTTAAATCTTCGTGGTTTCCGAGGTAAAAGAAGCTCGTCTTCCCGTTCGGGAAGTGCAGGGGTTCGTCCATGTGGGGGTTTCCTGTCGTTTATACGCTTTTGAGCATAAGTGCAGGTTATGCGGTTCCGCGTATATCAGTCCGAGATCATCTCGGGAGTGACGGTGTTGGAACCGACCTCGCCAAAGCGGCGGTGATAAGTCAGGGCGGATATGCGGCGGTCACTCCACCACCCTCCCCGCACGGCGTAAGCGTCTCTTGCTGCCAGGGTAGGATGCTGGATGACTTCGGCGCCCGGGTGTTCCTTGACTTCCCTATGGTGCCGGTGCCCGGTATGGATCGCGACCTTCTCGCATTGGCCCCACATCTCGCGGAACTGCGCGGCGAACAGAGCTGGAAGCTGGTCGTTCTTCTTCAGGTGGCCGTGGTGGAAGCCGAGCATGGTGTTGCCCCACCTTATCGCATAGTAAGGGATTTCACTCTCGTGGACGGTCACGCGGGGCTCGTTTTCATAGAGCGCTCCGAACAGCTTCCGCAGCCAGAGACTTGAACAAATGTCGTGGTTGCCCTCGGCAATCAGCAGGGTGACCTCATCATGCTTGGACAGCGCTGTAGCTACAAGCGTGCGGATCAGGCGGATTGCCACCTCGACCAGTTTGCCGAACCGGCTGTCAGCATCCAGAATATGGCCGTGCATGGGCGTGATTGCCTGCAAGCCATCGTAGTGCATGAAATCACCTTGAATGTTGACGATGGCGGTATGTGACTTCGGAGCGCCGTCAACCAAGGCCCCCATTGCCCGGGTGCCGACTGTCTCGGCAATCTGTACGTCCCAATCGTCTCCGCCCTCCTTGTGCCAGCACAGAGCGCCAAGGTGGAAGTCAGTGAAGGTGTAGAGTGTCAGCAGGTCGTGAAACGTGACGCCGGGTAGTGGTGTTGGAGCCGCAGGGGTGATGTCCCCCGCCATTGCATCCACAGCCGCTCTCAGCGCCTCTAACACCCGTTCCTGATCAGGAGACTGCCTTTCCCATGTTCTCTCTACAGCGCCGTTACCAGCCCTCTGGATGGTGACCTTGCCCATCTCGAACCCTGGGGCGGTTCCCTGATCGAAATGGCCCGGAGCGTAGCCATTCTTTGCAGCCTTGGCCCGGACGTTTGCCAGCGTGGCCGATGCGTTTCCTATATTCAATCCCAGAGATAGAGATGCCTTCTTGCAATCCCCCTGTGCGATTATGGCTTCCAGTATCTCCCTTTGTCGTGACGTACAGTAATCGAGTAGCTTGGGATCAATCTCCATCCTGCGGAATCTCCGTCTTGCGGCCTATGAGACGGCCCACGGTTTTCGTTTCCCAAATTCTAATTGCGAACCAAACGATGGTCAGAAAGCTTGCGATGTGAGGAAGAATGCCCACCAAAACCCCCGCGATGCCAAGGACTGAGATGCTGTCGATGACGTGCTTTGGGCCATCGGGAACGTGGTCGAGAGGGTTCATGGTAACGCTATGCCTTTCGGGTTGGGCATGGATGGCTCCTGTCATGGGTCTCAGGTGACCTGCGTGGCGGCTGTCCCTGCGCCATTCATCTGAAACAGGAGTACATCAGACGTGGCGAGGGTCTTGTTTGTCGCGCCAATCAAGGTGAGCGAGGCGCTGTGTTGCAGCGTCGTGTTCCCATTGGATGCCCGGACGTAAAATTCCTGGTACGGAATCCCATCATCAAAGGCGGTTATGGTCGTCGCCCCGGTGTTCGACAGTAGGAGAGTGCGAACCCCTTTAATGGTCGGGGATGTGTCCGCATCCGTTGCCGTTACAGCAGGCCCGGCAACGCCCAGCCCAATGATCTGGAGAAACTTCCCGGTGCTATCGAGACGCAGGCGCGCAGTGCTATCGGCGCTCTCGATATAGAGATCGTCAGTAGCGCCGTTGGTGTAAACAGACCACGCAACCGCATTGGACCCGTCGAGAAACTGGAGCTTCTTGCCGTTCCAGAAAGCCGCATCCCGCGCGAATTGCGCCACGACGCCAGAAAGCCCGAACTTCGGCATGTCATCGCGCAGGCCGAACAAAACGGCGCTACGGAATGAACCCGATGAGGCGGAGTAGTCCCTGACAAAGGTCCAGGTCACCGTACCATCGGAGGCGCTGGAAGACGTGTGGCTCGGCTTTGTAACCCCGGTCGTGCCGGTCGTTCCCGACTGATAGAGTTTGTTATTGGCGAGCGCATAGTCTCCGCTCGTAACGCTGATACCTGCCTCCCAGGAGCCGATCATCGGCGTGCGCCACGAGCTATCCGACGTGTCGAAATAGAAGAGCTTCATCGGAGTGGTGTAGGTTGATGTGAAATCCGAAAATCCGAAATGAATGCTTGGATTTATGCCGAATTTGTCACCGACCGCCTTCGCCCCAATGCAGCCGACGCCATGGTCGCCCTGGGTTGTATGAGAATCCCCCGACGAGTAGTTTTTGGTGTAGCTGTTAAGAATGCGGTAGTTCGTTCCATCATCCTGATAGGGGTCGAACATCAAATCAAACTTGGCCGCCGTTCCAGCCACCCGCCCCTTGGGCTCGATGTGGAGCCGGGTTGCCCCTGTGCTGGGGTTTCTCAGCAGAACGTTGGAGGCGTTCCCTTCCAGAAAATACCCATAGGTGAACTTCCGCGCCACTCCCGAGACTTCAGTGACGGTTGCCTTGCGTGAGTTCCCGCCTTGGACGACATGAACAAGCTCAGTGCCATCGGGAGTAGATACCGCGTTGAGCGCGGCGATTTGCTTATCCGCCATAATGAATGCCTCCGTAAATCAGCTTATCAGTGCCGCTCTGGGCATCGCCGGAAAGAAGAATGCGATCAGTGCCGCTCTGGGCATCGCCCGAGGTGAGGACAAAGCCCTCTTGGTAAACCCCAGCCGCCTTCGGCCATCTGCTGAGATGCCCCGGCCCCTTGCCGCCGTAGTGGACGGACATCAGATGCCAGTGCCCGGAGTGAAGTAGATCTTGCCGGTGGAACCGGCGGCGATGGCTGCGGCGTAAAGTGGCGCGGCCTGGTTCGATGACACGGTGAGAACTTCGATCACGCCGGGGCCTACAGGCATGCCAGAGGTGGTGGTGGCGGCAACCGTAGATGGGCCGAACGCAACCCAAACTGTGGCCGTGCCGTTGTTCATAATACGGACCTGCTTCGTCTCGCCGTCGTTCTCCCAAATCTTGACGGCCTGAGAGGAACTGGAAACGTCGATGTTCACCGTCTTTGCTGGTGACGAGCGAAAGGGATGCATTGTCATTTTACCTCATCCATTTGCGAGATTGATCGTCGCGGTTGCGACCGTGACCTGGTTGGACGCCCTGCGGATCGTCAGCGTGATGCGGCCCGAGCTGGAGTACCAATAAAGGTACCAGGTCCGGTTCGAGCCCAGCGAGATCCAGCTATTCTTGGTTCCGTTGATCGTGCCGGAATTGACCTGACAGTAGACTTCGTAATCCGAAGCGGTGCCGGCGTTCAGCCATGAGTACGAAAGCGGCCCAGAGGACGCGGTGTCGAAACCCGCCGCCGTTCCAGAGGAAGAAAGGGTGACGCCTGACTGCGCGAAGAAGCCCGATGCTTCGTAGGTCGCGGCCTGTAGGACGATGGAATCGATTGTGATCCCGTTGCCGCGGGCGGTGCCGGTGACAATCACACCTGGCGCCCGATGAGCGTAACGGTCAGGCCCTTCGCCGTGCCGTCTCCGATAGTGTCGATGTCGATGGTGATGACGTCGTCGTCAGCCAGCGAGGAGCCTGAGATCACCGGAGCCGTTACTGCCGTGGTGGAGGTGGCCTCGCCATTATCCAGCGTGATCTTGGTGGAGAGGATCGTGGAGCCGTTCTTGTTGATGTCCACGGTAACGATGGAGCCAGAGGTTTGAGCGGTCGCCAGCGATGCCCTGACGCTCTCCAAGCTGATGGCGTAGGGCATCCGGAAATAACCTTTGCCGGTGCCCGCTGCGAGAGCGGTTGCATCATCGGTGATCTTGATGATGAAGCTTTCCTTGGGCCCCTTGAACGTGCCGTCGGTGTTCAGGAACTTGACCGCGTTGGTATCGGACGGGATCGAGATCGCCGTAACCGCCGACGTGCCGTTGCCCTTCAGGATACCAGTAAGCGTGGAGGCGCCCGTACCGCCCTTGGCCACAGTCAGCGCCGTGGTGGTGGACAGGAAGGTTTCCAGGTCGCTGTGCAGGCTGTTGCGCATGACAGCGAGAAGGGTCCGCAGCGCATTGTCGATGTCAGCAATCGACATATTGGTATTGATGCCAATGCCGTCGATGGTCGTGTTGCTGGCAGCGGTGGAGGAATAATCCCAAATGTCGCTAATGGCAGCCTCCTATGAACGAGAAAAGCCCGCACGATGGCGGGCCTTTGCAGGGTCAGTGATTGGTGGTATTCAAGCGCCGTGAGTGTCCGACGCTTTATGTTTCGCTTGGCTATCTGGGTGATAGCCGTTTGCCTTCAGTTGGCTTATCGGGCCATGCTGTTGATCAGCCTGCCGCTCTACATGGCAATGACCGCATTCGGCACCACCCAGAACAAGCACACCGCCCAGATCGGGCTTGAGTTTTACCCTCTGTTCTTCATGCGTTGGCCTAGACCGCCCAGTATCCGCTCATTGCGAATATGGAGACGCCGCGAGACCACCGAGAGCCGGGCTATTACCCAGGAAATTCTGCCACCGCTCGAATAGCTCGCGCCGGGCCTTTTCTGCCATGCTTTCGCGAGCCATTTCACCGATCGTACGCGCAGCGACAGTCGGGTCACTGGCGGCGGCGAATTGCTGGCTAGCCCTTTGCGCGGCAGCCTTCTCTGCGCCCGTGCGGGCAATGTCGTCAGCTACCAATAGGCCAACATTCGCCGGGGCACCGCCCACCCCGTAAGCAGCGCCGTGACGCAGAAGGCGGTTGAACATCCCCCCGCTATTCCCTTGCGGGGTAATGTCCCCAAAGAGGTTCGCAATCGTCGCAGCGGTGCCTGAGTTGTTCACGAAGGAATTGGGAACCTGAGCGGTCGCATCGCGCGCTGCCACCGCATAATCCTCAAGCTCGCGAAGCTGGCCCGGTGTCAGTAAGGTTTCCAGGCGGTCCCGGTTGCCGGTGACGTTCCGGTAGATGGCCCCACCATTCACGCCGCCATCCGGTGAGATCGCGGGGTTCACAATGTCGCCGATGGTCTGCTTGCGGACATCCTTAAGCGCCTGATAGCCCCGTGTACGCTGGCTTTTCGTGCCTGTCAAAAGGGACTGGCGCAAATCACGGACGTCCTGATTGCGCGTGCCGGCCTGCTGCAAGTTGGCCACTACACGCTCGGGCGCAACTTTGCTGTCCGCCATCTTTCCGGGGTATGTGCGGGAAAACTCCGCGAACCTCTGGCGGGCAGCATCGCGCGCCTGAAGGTATGGGGTGCCGCCAACCCCGGACAGAACATCTTCATCCAGTGCATCGACAAGCATTTTGCGGCCAGCAATCGCGGTGTCGTCCGAGCTGCTACCAAGGCGGTTGATGAATTTCCGAAGTTCTTCTGCCTGCTGCAACGTGAGCTGCTTGCCGGTATTAGCCCCTGCATCATCGATCACACCGAAATCGCGCAGGAGATTGGATGTAGAAGAACTCATCTGCCCGAAGGTCGGATTGTTCCGGAATGACGGGTCGGCCATGCGCGTCCAGAGGCTATCAAGCGATGGAACGCCTACGTCCCCAAACTCATCGCGGGCGCTCTGATACAACCCCCGGACCACATCCTGCATCTCATCACGCTTGGCGCGCAGGGCCCCCTGCACCCGTTCACCAGCCACCTCCCGCCCCGGCGCACCTTCCGCAAGGCGTTGGCCGGTGTTCGCGAGATCGCCTTCGACACTCTGGATCTGCGCCAGCATGTCGTCGCCATGGCCCGTAAGGGCCGCGCGAGAACGCTCATACTGCCATGCGCGGGGATCGCGCGTAACCATCCCTGTCGTCGGGTTCTGGACGCCTACGCGGCTAAACCTTTCGGCGCGGGCAACTGCGTCGTCACCGAATACGCCAGCGATGTCATCCGCGATGCCCCCCATTGCGTCGTCGGGCGCAGGAAGCCTTACCGGGGCCTGGTACTCCCCAAGCCCGATCTTGGGTTGGATAAACCCACGGACATCATCTGCCAGGTCATCTGCGACGTTGACAGCGGGTTGCAATGCTCCGCCAACCCGCTGGGCCACCGCCTGCACGGGCTTGCTCGCCGCAATCCGAGACAGGACCGGGGGCAGGATCATATTAGCTGCCGCACCGATCACAGCTGGCTGCGCTGCGTTGGCATCGGAATCTCGGACTGCCGCACCGCCCAATGCGCCCTGTACTGCCCGGTTGACAAGCGGGGCCACTCTACCAGCGCCCGCGACAACCTGGCCATTAAGAACAGGAAGCGTGCCTGCGATCTGGCCAATCGTGCGAGAGATCGGCGCCTTCTTCGTGGAGATGTTCCGGGAAACGTTTTCAAAGGTTTGCTGACGACGCTTGCGGTCCGCCTTCAGGCCCTCTTCGCCATAGACTGCCGCCACAATCGGGTCGGTTACAACCGCGCCCATGTTGTAGAGACCCTGAACGGCCCCCAGCGCGGTTTCATTGACCACGCTGATCGTATCGTCCAGCCAACCAATGCCCGTGCCCTTCTGGCGCGGCTTTTCTTTTGGAACTGAGCGTAGGGCGATCTGACGCGCCTGATCCGGTGTGGTGCCCTCCGGCACTTGTACGCGGGCGACACGCCCGTCTGGCATCTGGACGCGAGCAACAGGCATCTATTCCTCCCACCCCAGAAACTTCGCACCGCCAGAAGCCTGTGGCGCGGTGGGCCGCTGGCCGCTCTGGGCCGCGCGATACCCCTTGCCCTGTCGCATCTTGTTCAGGCCGTCCTGATATATCTTGGCCCAGACTTCGCCCGCGGTCTTGCCTTCACGATTGGTCGCGTTAATCGAGCCGAAGCTGTTGGCCCACTTGGAGTAGAACTCGGGCTTTACCTGTGCGAGACGGGCGTTGTACGTGCCTTCCGCCAGCGTCAGGGCATTTGGACCGACACTCTTGCTCGGGCTCACGCCAGACGCCTTTATTCGAGCGGTATCCGCTTCGGTCTGCGGGCCCTTCTGCGCCTGCTGCTTGACAAGCGCCTGCCCCTCCTGAAGCCCACGAAGCGTTTGATAATCCTCTTGGCTCTTGGTATCAGTGAACCACCGGCCTGCCGTTTTTGCCAATGCCGTAGTAATCCAGTCATCATCCTCCGGCATCACGTTATTGAAGATGGCCCCGCGCGTTGGCGATGGCTGGAACCTTCCCACTGCCTTGGCTGCCGCTTGCATTTGCCCAATCAACTCAGGCATGGCGCTGGACTCTTCGCGCATCTTGTTGATGAACGTCTGATCCTTGTCGGAGATTGGATTTTGAAGCAGTTCCCTGCGCTGCTTGACCAGATCACCAACTGTCTTCTGGTTGCCAAGGGTCTTGCTTTGCAGTTCCGCCTGAGCGGTCGGGACGGCCATTGTCGAAGCCGCCGCCTCGTTCTGCGCCTTGGTTGCACCAGCAATCTTGATCGGATCGGGCTGCCCCATGGTCGCAGGGCCGACCTTTACCCAAGGCTGGCCCGGAGCCGCCTGCTGGTAAACATAGCCGTTGTAAGTGCGTTCAGCCATTAGCGGCCCCTCAGACGTGCAAGGTTGTTTCGGACATAGGCGCGGGTTTCTGCGGGAGCGGCTTGCAGCCAGTTCTCGCCGTAACGTTCCAAGGCGTTTTTCATGTTGCCCGGGCCCCAGTTATAAGCCCCGAGCATTTTTGCGTGGTCGCCACCGAACTCTTTCAGCATTGCGCGCCAGTATTCCTCACCGACACGGTTATATTCAGCCGGTGAATTGCCTTGGGCTGGGCGGATGCCGTACCCTGGGTCTTGGGCGGTTTCGGGCATAACCTGCATTCTAAAGCGAGCGCCTGCCGGGGAGACCACAGGGCGACCGCTGCTGTAATAGTCCCGGTTGCCGCTCTCGGCCTGGCCAATTACGCCTGAAATCTTATTGCCGTCAGCGAAAGCCGCCCGGCGCACTGGGCGCCGGACCTCCGTCTCCGAAGAAATCAGCCGGCAGTTCATCCGGCGCATCACCGCCAGTGGGAACCTCTGTTTGCGTGCCGTCCCAGTTCTGCACGAAGGTGGGCTTCATCACATATTGCTTGGCGAATTTCGGGCCATAGAGGCGGCTCAGAACCTCGATATTCCGCTCCATTGCCGTGGGTGGCTGTGGCAGGGCTGCTTCCGCGCGCTTTTCCTCAAGACGGCGACGAGCCTCCGCTTGCTGCAAGGCGACCTTCTGTTCAAAGTCGCTATACTGCTGTTTTTCGTCAGCAACGCCCGACCAGTATCCCGGCTTGTAGCCCGAGCCCGCGGCGACCAGATCGAGGATGGTCCCTACCACATTCTTCCACCCGTCGCGCTTCTGGGGGCGCAAGGCCATAAGTTCAGGAGGGAGGCCTGGAAGTTCCGGCTGTGGCGCCTGTATGGGTTGCGGCATAGGCTGCGGGGGCATTTGCACGCCCATCTGACCCAAGGCCGAGCGTTGCTGCATCAGGTCGCCAATTTTCATGCCGCCATCTCCAGAGCGTCATAGTTCACGGTCGCAAAGCCATTGATCACGGGGCCGAGAGCATGCGGGCGAAGTTCCGCCACCTGATCGGCCATAACACCTGTCTGACGGTCGCCCGACCAGATGTAATCGAACTCGTACCAGCCAAGCCCGTCAGCATCTTCGCGGATCTTCACCACGTTGTCCTTCAACCGAGGATCAGAGGCCATGATGGCTGCGGAACCAACCTGAGCCATCGGGCCGAGTATGCTGCCGATACCGCCGCCGCTCTTCGTGGTCTGCGTCTGCGTGCCGCCGCCGAACAGGGCGTTCAGGGCCGAAGCAAGGCTTTCTGTGCCCGTATAGGGTATCTGCGCCGCGACCTGCTGTTGCTGGATGGCGTTCTGCGCTGCCTGTGCCTGAGCCTGGGCCCGTGCTGCGTCTGCCGCCACGGAGCCGCTTGCAGCCTGGCCCATGCGGTCACGCTCGGAACCATAATCCTGATAGCGGAGAGCGTTTTGCGCTTCAGCCAGGCTGTCAGCCAGGACCCCCGTATGCGCCCCGGAGCCGTACCTTCCGCCAAGGGTGAACTGGCTGTTGGCCTGATCCGTAACCGAGCGATTGGTCTTGTCGATCATCCCCTGGAGATAGGGGTTTCCGGACAGATACTTGCCGCCCATTACCTCGTTGAAGTAGCCCTGTCCCGCGTTCCCGACATTGCCCGCGGCGCCATAACCGCTCTGCAAGGTCTGCGAGAAGTCATTGGCTGACGCCGACTGCGCAGCCAGATTGGGCGCATTGGCGCTGTATACGTCCATGATCGCCTTGGTGGCATCGATCGCGTAGGGATTAGCCCACTTCTGCGCAGAGCCCTGTTCGCTCGTGCTTTTCGTCTTGGTTCCGCCGCCCATTTACAGTTCCTTCTCAAACACAGGCAGTCCTTCACTATCGTGATGGGAAAAGTTCCATCCGAACCGCTTGGCAAAGCGAGCCCAGCCCTTGCGGCCACGACATTGCAGCCACCGCGCCCCGCAATTCCTTGCCCATTCCTCGAAAATATGTGCCCACTCAGGGAGCCAGTCGTTCAGCCTTGCTCCGCCGACACAGCGGATCTCCGCCACGCCATTGCCGAACCGGCTGACCATCGCCGCCCAGATCGTCTTGTCGTCCAGCGCCAGCCAGACCACATCGCCGGGCTCGTAAGCCTCGATACCACCAACCCGTGCCGCCTTGTCGAGCAGGGCCTTGATGTCGCCCCATGCCGGATGCTGTTCCGGATCAGGCAGGTAGCCAACCCTCACTGGAGCGTCCAATCCACGTCATTGGGAGCGATCTCGGTCCATGTTCCTGAGCCACCACCCGACTGGCTCCACGACACTGCGGGAAGCTTGGGGACGTTCCAGCCATTGCGTTCGCGAATGTAGAAGGTCACGTCGTTGCCGGAGTGAGTGAACGTCCCGCCTTCCGCCGTTATGTAGTAATCGCTTCTGAAATCAGCATCGCCACCCGTCAGGGTGAACGCCCCGCCAGAGGCTTGCATCACGCGGGTGATGCGGAAGGTGACGTCTCCACCAGTCATGGCGTATCCGCCGCCTTCAGCGCCGAGCCCCTTGCCCTTGACGAAGGATGCATCGCCACCCGTCAGCGTGAAGGCGCCGCCATCCGCCGCAAGATTTCTGCCGGCCAGCAGTCCGACTGTTCCCCCGGTCAGGGTGAATGAACCGCCGTCGGCAGTCATCGTGTAGCCGGCAAACCCGTCTGCGACTTCCAGCTCAGCCCAGTAGAGCCTTACGCTTCCGCCCGAGGTGTCGGTCGTAAACACAAAACGCAGACGGAGATCGTTCCAATCCGTGACGCTGGACAGAGCGATGGCCTGCGTAAACGTCGTGATAGTGCCGCTGGCCAGAATACCAGTGCTGTAAGAACCCTTGACCGTGGAGCCTTGGCGGACTTCGCACAGGACGGCGCGATCAGCATCGCTTGCCCGCACTCTGAACCTGAGCGTGACGTTATCGCTCGTAGGGGTAAGGCCAGGGTCGGTCAGGCTAACCTCAAGCCGGACTAGATCAAGGTCTCCATAAGTTGAGGTCTGAACATAATCGGCGTCGCTGGCAGTTACTTCGTCAATCGATGCCCACGTGCCGGAGGCAATGTTTGTCCTGACAACATCGCTGTCAGGGCGAAGGTATTGGGCCATTTACGCCAACTGGAGTACGTAGGCGCCGAAGTCGGTTGTGAAGGTCTCGCCAGAGCCAAGCGTGATCGGTCCGCCATAATCCCAATAGGCAATCAGGTTGTCGCTCGCCGCTGTATCGTTGTAGAGATAGATGTAGCGGAACGGGCCGACTGTGCCGCTTGCGGTCAACACATGGTCCGTACAGACAAGCGTATATGTTCCGCCCGTCTGGGAAGAGCTGGATGTCGTGACGTTGCGGGATGAGGCGTTCGTGTAGGAAATCTGCGTGACGTTTGCGAGAACGCAAGCCGCGGTGCTGCCGTTGGGTGGCGTGCCCTCGGAGCCCGGAGCGGTGTTGCTGAAAGCAAGGGCAAGCTGGTCAGATCCCAGATTGTGTTGTTTTTCCGCGAGATGCTCAATGAAGCCCGGAAGCTTTACGAAAGTCGCCATGTTCTATCCTCAGCTTACGATAACGCCGTCAGGCCAGCGCCAGTTGGTGCCGTCCGAAATGGCCAGTCTGTGGTCAGTGGTGCCGTCCGAGACGTAGACAATCGACCGGACATGAGTCGCCGCCGATGGAAGCCCCGCAACCGTGTAGGAGGGCAGGCGCACAGGGACCGTGCTGTCCAGTCTGGTAGTGCTGGCAACGACAGCCCCACCGGCTGCGCTAACCTGTCCGGAGGCATTGATTGCTGCCTGTGTCGAAGTCCCGGAAACGCTCAGCGTGCCGGTAATGGCGTGATTGCCGCTGTTGACCACGCCCAGCGTCGAAGTACCCGATGCACTCAGCGTGCCTGTAACCGCATGGTTGCCTGAATTGACTGCCGCCAGCGTGCTAGTGCCGGAAACCGAGAGCGTGCCCGTAATCGTCGTGTTGCCGGCTGCCAGCGTGCCGGAAATGACCATGTTGCCGCTGGCGTCCTGCTCAGCCGCGTATTTCCATGCCGTGCCGTTGTACCAGCCCGGCTTCAGCTTTACCGTGTCGAAATAGCTCAGGCTCAGCGAGCCATCCGGAGCGGCATCGTACCGCGGCCAGACATAGCCCTGAAGCACCGGGTTGACTTCAACCGCCACCTGCCTCTGGTATCCCGGCCTTGAAGGCGAGGAAAAGGGAACAGAACCGCTCATCTGCGCCCCGGAGGAAGATGGTAGTCGATTGGGAAGATTACCTCATTCCCCGGCTCGACCTGCTTGAAGTAGTTGGCGAGATCGCCGATTGTCCGACCGCGCATGTTGGCTTGAGACGCCCAAAACAGCCACTTGCCGTTCCCCGCGTCGTCCCAGCGTCCGCCCGGATTGTCGGGTGTGCTATACTGGCTCTCGTCAGAGAACGTCGGGTGGTTCGGCTTCTTGAACGTATCGGGTAGGTGGCCGTTTTGGGCCGCGCGAGCATCTGTTTTCCATGCGCCACGCAAATCATAGTCAGCCAGGTCGCCAATGCGCTTGCCGGCCCACTGGCGGAAGATAGCTTCCTCTTCAGGCGTCAGCGGAGTGTCATAGCTCACAACCGGCCCCCCGGCGTTCCCTCGACATCAAGCCCGATGATGTACCGCCACGACATATCTTCCGTGGTGGCGATCTCGTGCTGGATAAACCGGCCCCTTGCCAGCACCGGCAGATCCCCGTTGGCCCTCAGGTCACTGGTCGAAACCCGCGTCATGTTGTCGTTCAGGCGTGCGGCACAGTCCACATGGACCGTCACCCCATCACCCACATCCCCGATGATCCGGACCCCGCGCACATGGGCATCCAGGCCCGTGAAAGGTTCCATCTTGGCGGTTCTGATATTGGCCGGCAGGTAATTGGTCCCACCGAACGCATTCAACGTATCGGTCTTGACCACGAACAGTGTCGGATCGCCGCCCTGGAACAAGGGGTCATCGGTTCCGAAAGGCACCGTGTCATTGCCGCCCGGGTAGAGGGCTGCCAGGTCGCCCAGGGTGATATAGCCCGTGCGGCCCGAGGTGATCGCCGTAATTCCTGAAAGCGATGTTTCAGACCATTTGTCAGCCGCCCAGTTGTAATGCAGCAGCCTGTCGGGCATCGCCCACGTCACAACCTTGAGGTTGGGATCGATGGCTGCCGTAATGTTGGCCTCTATTGTCAGCGTCGAATAGCTGTTGGCGAACGTCCTATCGACCTTGCCTTCGCCAATCGGGATCAGCTCCCCATCGTTGAATAGGTAAAATCCCCTATTCGAGTAGAAGAACACCATCTTGCCGGCTTGGGCGATCGAGCCGTGGGTCACGCAGCCGATGGAGTCAGAAACCTTGCGGCGCGTGTAAATCAGTGGTGTGCCGACATACTCGAACACATTAATGCCAGATTTTTGGAAGACGACAGCATATTCGCCCCCCGCCAACCCGGTAACATCTCCCCCGTCCGGAATAAGCTGCTCATCAGCCTGGCCCGTCCCGATGGTCCAAACCTCGGAATTGTTAACATCACACCAGCGTACCGCATTCAGCTTGGCTGGGTTTCCAGCTAGGAATATCTGGTCCCTGACAATCGCCGCCATGCTGGAAGTCGGAGGCGAACCGCCCAGAGTCCCGCCTGTGCTCGTGGACATCACGAACTTGACCGGCGCCCCGCCATTCACCCCAATGATATTGTTGCCGAACTGGACGAAAAACCACTTCTGCGTTGTGACTGTCGCATGCTCCAGCGTCCATGCACCGGAGGCATAGGAATAGAGGCCGGCATTGGTGCCCGCCACAAGGACGTTACCGCCCACCAGATCGTCAAAGGCTGAGCCGCCGCGCCACAGCTCAGGGAGGGCGCCTGTGACCGCCACAAGCTCCCTCAGGGGCTCATAGCCCAACTGACCGGGATAGACGTTCTTCGCCGTCACGAGGCCTGTGTGGCCAAATTCGGGCAGGTCTGGGGTCCAGGAGCCGAACTCAGCCATCAGCTTAGGATATTCCAACGGGGAGCTGACCACGGCGCATCAACTGCGCGACGGGCGATCTCCCGCTTCTTCTCCGGATAGGCCAGCGGGACCATATCCAGCGCCCCAATGAACAGGTCGCGGTTCTGCGTGTAATATTCGTAATCGCGCACGAAGAAGCCCGCATGGGCCAGCGTGCCGAACTGGTAGACATCGGCATGGCTGTCCATCAGCCAGTTCGAGGAATTGTTGTCGTTGATCGCTTCCAGTTTGGTGTAGCAGTCAAGCGTCAACGTGAGTGTGGTGGGCGTGTCCGAGAGGACCAGCGTATCGCCCAGAATGCGGTATTGCTGGATCTTGTCACCGTCGTAGGTGAGGCCCGGAACCAGCGCCTTGTCGTAGTAATCGAAGGGCGCGGTGGGTTCGAGACGGGCCAGTTGCCAGGTGTCTGTTCCGTCCGTTGCCGTCAGTTCAATTGCATCGATGAAGTCGGCAGGCAGGTCTACCCGGGCACTGGTGGCCGGCAGGGTGTAGGTCTTGATCATGGGCCGGATGGGGGACGCGGCCAGGCGGGTGTTCACTTCCTCTTCCACGCGGCGGATAAATTCCGGTATCTGCGCCGTGATGTCGCTACGATTCATCGCAGCCTCGACGGTCGTGATCAGCGTGGAATAGTCCATGCGCCCACCTCACAAAAAGGAGGGAGAGCCGAAGCCCTCCCTCGATACATCAGCTTGCGATGATGCCCTTGGCTTCGAGCACAGCGATGATCTCGTTGATCTTCGCGCCCAGAGAGGCGAGGTCATCCTTCACGCTCGACGTAGTGTCGTTGATGGTGTTGGAAGCCGTGCCAGTCGTGCTGTCGGTAAGGGACGTGATGGCAGCGCCATCCACATAAGGGTCGATTTTTTCAGCCATGTGATAGATTCCTTATCGGGGCGGAGCCCGAAAACCCCGCCCCTTGCGTTCAGGGTTACGAGGTGCCGGAAAGGCGCGTGGCCAGACGGGGATCGATCGCTTTCACCCCGTAGAGGACGTCCAGACGGAAGTTCGAACGGTCGTTCGTTCCGTCATAGGTCGGGATCAGGCGGACGCTCGTTCCCTTGTACGTCTTGCGGCTCACCTCGGTCGCGCCCGGGGGCGAGATCAGCGGCACCATCGCGAGAGCGAAGGCGTTCTTGTGGAACACCAGGTTCTGGCGATAACCGGTGCCGGCAGTGCCGACAGCCGTGATGGCCTTCGTGTTGAGGTCCGTCACACCCGTGGTCACAGCCACGTTCTGGAACGCACCGGTCCAGATCATCGCCGGATAGAAGACCAGCGTGTTCGAGCTGTACGAGATGCAGGTGAACTGCTTCGCAAAGCCGAGATCGGCCTTCGTCACCGGATTGACCGCATTGACATCGGCAATGGTGAACACGTCGCCCGGGTTCAGGTTCAGCGAGGCAACAGTGATGGTCTGCTGCATCGAGTCCTTGACCGAAGCATAGGTCACGGTCGAAGTAGTAACCGACTGGTTGACCGTGCCCGACGCGTCCGAGCCCACGATGTGGGTCGGGACGTTCTGCGACATGTAGGTGTCCACGCCGCCGATCATGCCCAGCGAGCCCTGACGATAGGCGCCCTTGGCTGCGTCAGCGATGTAAAGCGCCGTCTGGGAACCCAACAGGCCCCAGTGATCGGACGGAGACAGCGTAGCGCACCGCTCGGAAGGAACGGCGAACTCGTCCAGACGCTCAGGCGCCTTGGCAAAGTCAGCATAGCTGTTGACCGTCTGGCCGGCAGTACCGACCCAGTTGGGAACGTACTTGTAGAGGCCCATCACGTCGCGGTCGATCTGGTTGGCGAGCTGGACCATGGCGGGCTTGATGACCCGCTCGGAAAGCTCGGTGATCGAAAGGGTCAGTTCCTTCGAGGTGAACCCGAAGTCGATGCCCTTCTGCTTGTCCACCGTGAGGGCAACCTTGCCTTCCACGATGTCCTGGTTGACCGATACGGCACCGTCGCGGACGGTGAAGTCGGTCGGGCGGCGCATGGAAACGGTGTCACCGACTTCGTAGCCGTTGACAGTGCTGGAGAACTCGCTTTCGAGACCGCGATAGACCTGCTTGGCCATCACCAGTTCGTTATCGAGGATCGCTACCGCCGCCGTAGCGATGGTATCGACCGTAAGGACCGAATTGCTCATGATTTAATCCATCTCAGGGAAAGCCGGCGTCTCGCGACGCGGGCAGAGGTTCATTTGTATCCGAGGAGTTTGGCCATTTCTGCCGGCGACATGGAGTCAGGAGACTTTGCGCCGGTTCCTTTGCCGCCCACCGCGGCTGCTATGGGTGCCTGGTTCGCGGACTTGATCGTTGCGGTCTTGCGCCGCTGCTCGACATACTTCTTGCCAATATCGGCGTAGTGAAGAACCTCGTAGACCGTGGGGTCGGAGATGTTCTGCACGTCGTCCGGAGTGGCCCCAAGCTCTACAGCCAGGGCTTCCAGCGCCGCGCGACGCTCATTGGTGAAGTTCGGAACACGATCTGCCGCTTTGGCGATGGCTTCTTCGCGGGCCTTGGCAAATAGCTGGCCGCGTTCCTGCTGCTCGCGCGTGGCGACCTCTCGCTCGTAGTTGTCCCATCGGGCTACTTCGCTGTAGAGGCTTTGAAGATCCAACCGAAACCCGTTGATCTGCTCTTGGGTCAGGTCATCCAGTGGGATGTTCTCGATCTGCTTGATCTGTGCTCGTAGCTCAGCCTTGTTTTCGAAAGCCTGCTTGCGCTCGGTTGAGAGCGTTTCAAAGGCTTCGATCTGCTTTGCACGGGCTTCGATGGCCTTGCGCTCTTCAGCGACGGTCATCGTTTTCTTGGTGTAGTCCTGCTGCCGAAGGAGTGCATCCTTCAGTTCGGGTGGCAGCTTGTATGCCTTGCCCTCATATTCGACTTCCACCTCAGTGACTTCGCCTTCAGGCTCGGCCACCAGCGCATCAAGTTCATCCAATTCGGCTTCAGAGCCGTCCGTCTCATTGGCTTCCGGTTCCGGGGTGGGCTCCACATTGGGAATGTCCACAACCTCGGGGACCGGATTGGCCTCCGCTTCGGTATCCATCTGGTATGTCCTTATTTGCCTACTGTCTCACGACGTTGGCGTTTCAGGCCGCTTGTCCCATGAAGGGGGCGGTTGCTTCCGGGTTCGGAAGGTCGTCCGGTGTCGCTAAATCCTGCAACACCTGAATTACAATTTGCTGGACCAACTCGGGCGACATCGCCTCAGAGGTGGCTGCAATACGGGCAGTTTCCGCTTCGTATTGCTTGGTCGCCGCTTCACGCGACTTGATGTCCTTATCGTCCTGAGCATCAGCCAGTTCGGCCTGAGCCTGCTGCAACTGCTGCTGGAACACCTGCAACGCCTCGCCCATCTGCTGCATCTGCTGCTGCACTTCAGGCGGGACCTTACCTTCTTCGTCCCTGATCCCCGGGGGCAGCATCTTCTCGAGACGCTTGGCGATCTCGTCCGCGAACGGCCAATCAAGGCACTTGGCGAGCAAGTCGCCAATGATCGGGGCGGCATCCGGATAGCTCTTCATCAGGTCCATCATCTGCGTGGCCGCTTCTTCACGGCGCGACGAGAACGATGGACCGGCAGAGACAGTCACGTCGTAACGGCCCGTCCGCACGTCATGCATGCGCAGCGAGCCCTGTGCGTCCTCAAACTCCTGGTTGATCCGTGTCTCTTCCGTGGTGCCATCCTCGCCCAGAATACGGACGATTCGCGGGGTGGAGTAAACCTTGGGGATCAGATCCACGAGGATACGACCAGAATGGCGAATGGCGCGGGTCAGGTTGTCGATGAAGTGGAACGTGGCCACGTCACCCTGACGGTCGCGGGCATTGATCGCCACACCGGATGTTTCGTTGCTGCGGGCGCCCAGAGACGCATCGTAAATGCCTGTAATCGCCTTGATACGGTCAGATGCCGTCATGGCCATCCGCATGATGCCGGCCTCTACCGGGACAGGAGCCTGGCGGGCAGGAGCCTGCGGGCCGTCATACTCAATGAACGAATGGCTGGCGCGGTTGGCGGTAGACCATTTGGCGTGATCGGTCTCGAACGCACCCTTGGGGCCGATATACGGCACCTTGGGGGCGAGAGCGACCTGTTCCGTGGCGCTGGTCAGCCAGAAGTTCAGCATCTGCTGATCGTCCTTGGCGTCGCGGATCAGCGAGCGGAAGTGGCGCACACCCTCCAGATTGACTTCATCGCCATAGACCGGGACAATCGGGATATAGGCCCCTGCCCACTCAACCTTTTCCAGCTCTTCCAGCGCGGACACGACATGCTGCGTGACCTTGTAGGTGGCAACAGGGCGTTGCCCCACAACCTCACCACCAAGCTGGGTGATCAGCTCGCCCTGTTCCTTGAACTCGTCCTCGAACATGATGATGACATCGCCGGGACCTTCCTCGGTGTCTGCCAGCTTCACCATGTAGGCGTTCTTGACGACCTGTTCGCGCTTCCAATAGGCGCAGACCTGGACGTCATCCTTGTCCATCCAGGGTGCATTGACCCCGGTCCACATGTCGAAGTTCGCTTCCTTGGCGCCCTTGTATTTCGCCTGAAAGCGCTTCTTGCTGAGCTTCTGGAACTCCAGAGCGCTCATCCAGTCGGCGCTGTCCGCAGCCTCGGAATAGGGATCGCCATAGATGCCGAATTGATTGGGCTTGGCGCGAATAAACAGGTTCTTGTCGAAGGCGCTTTCGCCCGCCGCGGTGATGCCATCCTCGTCCAGCGCGTTGAGGGCGAAGTCTACATCGATCCCCCAGTAGCCGAAGCCGCCACCAACAGCCGCTTCCACGCCCGTGTCATAAGCCACGTCAGCATCGGAGGATGTCTGGATATTGCGGATCAGGCCGGTGAGGATTTCAGCCGTGTCCTTATCCGCCTTTCCGTCTACCGGGTGAACAGCAATCGAGGGGCGATTGAGGCGCGCATCGTTGACCACCTGGCGGATGGTGGGCTGGAGCTGGTTGCTCGTCAGGCAAGGCCGGCCTTCGGCTTCACGCTGGCGCTTGATGCTGTCAGGCCATTGCTTCGACAGCCGCCCGAACATGATGTCCTCACGCGCTTCCTTATACGTGGGGCCGAATACGCTTTCGGCTTCATCGTAGGCGTCAAGGGCCTCTTTGACGATTGAGTCAGGCATGGGGACGCAAACTCCAACCACTGCCAGTCTTGACCCAGCCCATAGCCTCGATCTCCTGCTCACGCAGCGGAGAGGCCAGATCGTTCAATTCCTGAAGCTTCTCGCGATCAGCGCGGGACACATACCCACCAGCCACATTGGCAACGCCATTGAGCAACGACAGCGCATCAAGGAAGGGCTTCTCATACGTCATCCCAACCACCCTCCTGACCCGACATATTGCCGTGTCGCTGTTGTCTTCTTCGCAATCGGTTCTTCGTAATCCACGCACATCAAGCCAAAGGCGTCAGCCCCATGGCTCGACCAGTCATGCTCAGGGCCAAGCCCGATGTTGCGATGCTCGTCCTTGCGTTCGTGATACCAACCAAGGGCATCAAGGCCCCCGGAGCATTTGCCTTCATCGAACCAGATGCGGGGAAACACACGACGTGCTGCCTCTACCCGCTTCATCGCAGCACCCTTGCCCTGATTGGCTATCGTGCGGACGCTGAAACCGGCATCCCGGATATGGTCTTCAAATCTCTCTGCGCTGATCAGGTCACGCTTGGCCCCGTCATGGGGAAGCACGCACTCAGCGTTGCCGTAGCCATTGTCTCGCAGCCAGTTCAGGTGAACCGCAAGCGGTTGCCCCACTGACTCGTAGTATTGCAGCACGTTGAGCCGCTGGCCCGATTGCTGACGTATCCAGATCGCACATGCATCCCGCATGCCGATGTCCCAGTAGGCCACTGTCTGCATCAGGGGATCAGGGCCCAGTTGGGTGATCCTGCCCTCTGTCCGTGCCCGTGCCAGATCCTGCGCGAAGTAGGCGCCCTCACTGACCGAGATGTAATCGCCTTCCCAGATATGCGCGTACTGATCGGACTGCTGCACGAGGCAGTCCATGCGCTCCTGTTCAAGCTCCTTGGGAAACCACGGATTGTCGTTCCAGTTAGCCTTGACGATCTGTGTGCCCGATGGCGCAGGGCCATTGCGGAACATCAGATCAACCGCGTCGGTCTTCAGTCTCGGGTTCCATGTGAACCACAACTCTGAGCCCGGGGCGCGAATGGTTGGGCGAAGCAGGTTCAGGCTGCGTGAGGATAGCGTCTGGGCCTCTTCAACCCATGCCCGCTTGAAACCCTCCAGCGACTTGATGCTTTCCGCTGTGTGGTCCTGCATGCCTTGGAAGATGATCACACCGTCACCAGGCGTCTGGATGCGGTCGTTGAACACCTTGAAGCCATCAGCCTCCGTGAGACTGAACTCCTGTAGCTTGGCTTCCAACAGGCGCTTGGCAGAGTCCTTCAGGCTCTTCTGGATCTCACGTATGCAGACCGAGAGAAGCCCACGTTCGTACAGGCTGTCGTCTATCAGGGCTCCGGCGCGATCGTGGGACTTGCCCGAGCCACGCCCTCCCCATGCTGCCTTGTAACGTGCTGGTTGATAGAGCGGCTTGAAGACTTCAGCCGTTGGTATGTGAAGCGTCGACAAACTGTCGTTCGATCTTGGTGACGGTCACGCCGCCAGAGTGTTCGGTCTCTATCTTGTCGCGCCAATCGTCAGCGGCCATGTTCTTCAGACCGAAGATGCAGAGCGTTGCATTACCGCCGCCATCCCTTGCGTTGGCGCGGGCCGTTTTCTCCCACCATGAGGCGCAGACAGCCTTTGCCACTTTTACGGCTTCCGAAAACTCTGCGTGATGTTCCATCCATTCGTTGATGGTTGAACGAGCTACTGCGATGCTGGCGGCGAAGCTGGTCAGGCTGGCACCGTCACGGCAATGCTCGATTACCTCGTCACAATAGGCAGGATCGTATTTGGTCGGGCGGCCACCACTCATGGCTTAATACCCTCTGGCTCGGTCACAGCGATGAACAACTGGGCGAGCAACATCTGGTCAGCCATCTCAAAGGCTGACGCTCTTTCCTCCATACCAAGATCACGGGACAGCAAGCGATCTTCCATCATGGCCTTGCGCCATTCACGGAGTGCGCGTGCGGTTACTGCGCACATGGGACAATCGGCGCCGTGGCCCTGCTTGGCCATCTCACCGAAGCCTGCCACCACTGCGTTTAAAATACCGTTGGGTATATTGTCTGGCACAGAGAGCGCGTCGTCTACTGCCTTGCGCAGTCGCTCAAGGTTCAGCACGCTCATATCCCCCGCACCTTCTCGATCATGCGGCGCTTGAGCATCGTCCTGATGTATTCGCTGATGGTCTGGTTGCGCTCGGCTGCATCGGCAATGAGAAAGGCGCGTTCGCCCTCGGTGACGCGGAGACTGAGCTTGGCGTCTCTGTCGTTGTCCATCTGTCTGCCTTTCCAGATCCCTTGCGGGTTGTCTGTTACAGCGTGGGCTTCCTGCCGAGCATGCTGCCGAATGTGGTCATGCCGGTGCGGTTAGCGCCCATGGTGTTTTGAAATGGGTTAAGTGTGTCTGCGGAGAATGGCGTCTGCGTCGGTGCTGCTGGTGTCGCAGGTGTTGGATTGGGCTGCGGTGTTTCGCCCTGGCGGCTCTTCCACCAGTCTCCACCACCAAAGCCGGAGAACAGCTTGGAGAGGAAGCCGAGCGGGCCTCCATTCATCATGCCTGATATGTCGAAGCGCTGGCCCATGTTCTGCTGGGGCTGCTGGAAGCCACTCATGATGGACTGAAGTCCACCGCCGTTGAACATGGAGCCGATGGTGCGCTGGGGATCAAGCATTGCGGCGATCCTCATCAAAGACAGTCATCAGCCGTTTGAACTGGAGATGCGATAGCCATGCAAAGCCGAAGAATGTCAGGGAGAGCGCAGCAAGGCCTGCACCTGCTATGAGAGCGATGGTTGTGGTCATCAGAAATGCTTCTTGTAGAAGTCCGCAATCAACACCTCGAGGGCCTTGGCCGAGAAGTCTCCTCCATCGCCACGCGGGCCATCAATCCACACTTTGTCTGTGCCACCATGGCCATCGCGCAGCGTATACCCCCCAATGAAGAATCCGGGAGGCAATGTGCCAGCAATGGTCTTGGGATACTCTTCCTCGTCCATGCTGATCTCCTATGTTTCCGACCGCGACAACCAGTGGCCGCGCGCTTTGTGCTATCATCGCTTTCAATGTTGCGCCGGGATAGCGCGCGGTCGGCACCCCAATATCCGTAAGAACGGACCAGCCCGCTAGGTGGCGCCTAAGGATGCAGCCGCCCTAGCTATTATCAGCAGGTGCTTCCTTCGGTTGAGGTGAAT